ATGAGGTGGCAACTATGGCTGAGAACCACGCACAAGAACTAGCTAAAGGTCAGCTTGAAATTAACAAAGCCGAAGCACAACATAAGTCTATCTTTGTTGCCGGTTGGAGACCTTTTATTGGCTGGACCTGTGGTATAGCTTTGTGTTGGCACTTTGTGTTAGCACCAGTAACTATATTCTTGTGTGCATATATTGGAGTTGCTATACCTGAGTTACCTACATTTGACATGGGTTCATTGATGACAGTGTTAATGGGTATGCTCGGATTAGGTGGTTTAAGAACTTATGAAAAGCAAAAGGGATTGACAAAATGAAAAGATTTAGAAAGGTTACGTAATGTCAAAGCTGAGTCCAAACTTCTCTCTGAGCGAATTAACGAAGAGTCAAACAGCAGAAAGAAAAGGCATAATAAATAGTCCTAATGCTGATGAGATATACAATCTAAGATTATTAGCTGAAAATATATTACAGCCAATCCGTAATAAGTTTGGTTCATTCATAGTATCAAGTGGTTATAGATGCCCTGAGTTGTCTATTGCTATCGGAAGTTCTGAGAATAGTCAGCACTGTAAAGGACAAGCAGCAGACTTTGAGGTAGCTGGTGTAGATAATTACGAGCTTGCAAAATGGATAGAAGCGAACCTAAACTTTGACCAGTTAATTCTTGAATGTTATACTGGTGGTAACAGTGGCTGGGTACATTGCAGCTATGTTGAGAATGGTAGAAAAGAAACGCTTACATACGATAAGCAAAATGGTTATAGGCATGGGTTGATTAATGGCTAAGACTCCAGCGTGGACAAGGAAAGAGGGAAAGAATCCTAAAGGTGGTTTGAACGCAAAGGGCAGAGCATCTTACAAGGGTGGTACATTAAAAGCACCTGTAAAGAAAGGTGATAATCCAAGAAGAGCTAGTTTTCTAGCTAGAATGGGAGGTATGCGTGGACCTGAAAGAGATGCTAAAGGAAAACCTACGAGATTGCTACTCTCTCTGCGTGCATGGGGGGCGAGTAGTAAGGCAGATGCTAAGAGAAAAGCTGCTGCAATTAGTAAACGCAATAAAGCAAAAAGTAAGTAATTACGAATATGTTCAGATAGAAAAGGAGAATGATATGCCTATGGGTAAAGGAACTTATGGTTCACAAAAAGGAAGACCGGCTAAGAAAAAGATGGCTGGTAAAGGTTTGACTGCAAAGCAAAAGACATTGCCTAGTGCTTTGCAAAAAAAGATAATGAAAAAGAAATCAAAGAAATGATTTTTGCAATAGCCTTGTTTCCCATTTTATAGGGCATTGAACGCTATCTATTTTCCTAGCCATTTCTTCAGGTTCGTTTCCTAAGTCTTTATAGTTTCTAGCTACATTAACAGAGTCAGCAGATGCAAATGGATAATGTTTACCAGCCTGTGCTAAACCTCTAAGCATATGTATGTGTGGTAAATGCTTATGCTTTTTGGATAACATATTAAATGCTTCATTAATTCTATCAGACCATTTATCAGATCCTACCTGCCAATAATCTCCTGAGCTACCAAAGCAAACCTTTGGGTAATGATCGGTTAAAAAGAGTAGGTAATCTAAATCTAAATTTAAATGCCAAACTGGTGCAGATAAAAAGTTAGGGAATGGAAACTGTAGTAAAAGTTCTTTTTGCTGTGACACTGTTCCACCTATGACATCAGGTATAACTGCCCAATGTGGATGTCCAAGTTTAGGCTCAAGCCAAGCATACAATTTGTTATAATCTATTTGCTTGCCCTGAGTATAAGATGTAAAGGCACCATTATCCCACATTACAGATTGACCTATTTGCAAACAAGTATCTGCATCTCTTGGATCAGCAAAGCTAACGCAGAAATGTTTACCAGCCATACTATAAAGTTGTTCTTTAGGAGTTAGTGGTGTTCCATGATAGTGGATCATTGTCTTTTCCTAAATAATACCAAATAAACAAAGCAGCTAACATCTTGCTTGCAAACATTGCTATTGTTGCAACAAAACTAAACTGATTAATCATAAGTAAAAAGATTGCACTATCAATAGGCGTTGATAACAACGAAGATATCAGTATCCTTTGTCTTAGTGATTTATTGCTCCAGGTGTAGTATGCCCAGTCAACTAACTCGCTAACAAGAAAGGCAGTTACAGATGCTATAGCAACAAAAGGACTTGCCATAAAGTAACTCAGCAATCCACCAATAGCCATAGCTCCTAAAACTTTATGACCTATTTCTTTTTGTGCATAATCTCTAAGAACAAAGACTAATCCAACTATCAAAGCCATAGGTGGGTACATTTCTCCAGTGCCAAACAAAGGCAGCATTGGCACATACACAAATCCTATGTTTATTAAAAGTATTGATAGTATGTAAACTAAAGTAAATTTTATTTTATTCATGTTTTATTCCTTTTTCTTATCGTTACGTTTGTGTCTATAGCCTTCTCTAGCTGCTCCATGTTTATGCTCATAGTTAGAGCCACTTGTGACTATGCTAGATAAGCTAGAATGACCTGTGTAAATTTGTGTTGGTTCTCTGAAGACTCTGCCGTATTCTTTTTCATTTACGGCTCTTGGATCATCTAAGACGCTCCAATCTTCTAGCTCTTCATCTTGTTTGGTTGCTGGTTTAATAACTCCTAGTCCAAGATCAATGCAAGTATGGCATCTTCTCATGGTGTTTCTTTTGTGGGCAACATACTTCAGTTTATTGCCACAGACATAACAGTTCTCGAAATCTTCACCAGCTTTGTTCATTGTCCTCTCCTTTTATTTCACTAGCGTAAACAAACCATCTCTTACCAAACTTTTTACCTTTGACCTCTCCGTTCTGCAACAAACGGAGAAGTCTTTTTCTATTGCTTGGTGTGTCTCCAAACATCAGTTCGGTAGCTTCCTGTGTAGAGTAATAAGCCTTAGAATGGGATTTCATCATTTAGCTCATCTTTTAATGCTGAAATAGGACTAGGCTTTGGTGGATCAATAGACTGAGCTAGTGATTTCATACCAGGTTGTGACACTCCATCTGATATGCTGTCTGTGTAGACTCCTTGCACCACCTCGGATATGGCAAGACCTAGTGAGCCATCATCATTGCCAAATAGTTTCACGCTGTATCTAGCATCTTTCCTAAGATGGATATCTGCTGGGTTACCATCTTTGTATGGTGTCCACTTTGAGTTACCATGTGTAGCCTTGCCCTCTGTATTAGGGAATAATGTTATGTTTACTACTTTTCTATATTGATTAGCCATTTGTTTTCCTTTCTAAATTAGCTTCATGTTTAGTAAATATGTCAACTGCTTTTTTGTATAGATCTACATTTTGCTCTTTCATTTCATCTAATATATTTTTGGATTCATGAAAGTAAGCGTGTAGTTGAGAAACAGTTCTCTTTTGTTGACACCAATGGTCAAAGTCTTGCAGCTTTTTCTCGTGCATCTCTCTCCTTTCTTCGGCTGTTGTTTCACGAGGTTTTAGATTGTCAGGTGGTAGATTATCAAAATCTTTTTTGGTGATAGGTTGAGGAGCCACTGGTTCAGGGGATACGAGGTTATTCGGCTCCTCTCTCATAGCTTGCGTTTTTCTCTCAACTGCGTCAAGTTCATTCGCACTTGCATATTCACCACCAGCTAGTCCAAGACTAGCCAAAGCTCTACCGATTGCAGAAGTCTCAGCGTTTTCCAAAGCAGATGTAGTATTCACCATGCCTTGTCCTCGTATCTCTTCTGCCATACCAGCACCGACAATGCGACTTTCTTTGTCTGTGATAATAGCTTTGACAACAACACGCTTGCCATCATTGACTAGTATCTCAGTATCAAGACCAAAGTCTGTGCCATGTATTCTTCTAAAGGCTTCCATTCGGTGGACAACCTGTGTGTACAGCTTGCCACCTTTTTGCTTGACACCATGAGACTTGTGTAAGTCTGCAATGGCATCCATAGTTTGTGCTAAATTACTCATTCTTTCCTCTTATTAGTTTACTTAACATTTCCATAAGCAATTCGTTCTGCTTGGTAACAGTCTTATGCTTATCCTCTAGTTTAGCTATACGTTCTTCTAACAGATCTATAGCTTGTGCATGATACTGTTCAGTATCAGTCATCTTCTTTCTCCAATCGGAGACTAATTCGTGTATCATATTCCTGCCCTTTCTTCTGCCATATGCTGTATTCTGTCCTCATCAGTTACTGATTCATAGAAGTAATGTCTTGCACTCCACATCTTTAGCTGTTTTCTGCCACTCTCAGCCTTGATAGCAGTACCATCAGTAACAATCAGTCCTTTTTCTTTTAAGGCTTTGTAGCGTGCTGTAATCGTGCTGTATCGGTATTCAGGTAAAGCGTATTGTACTTGATCGGATATACAGCCACTCTCACCGAATGAATCTATCACTCCGAGTACAATCTTTTCCATGCGATTTGCATCAATTTTCTCTGCACTTTGATGGCTAGTGTATGGATCTAGGTTTCTTCTAAGTTTAATTGGATTTGTCATGTTATCTCCCATAGTTGTTTAGCTAGGTTGGTTACGTTTGGTCCATGTCTATGCGATATCTGCACCATGTCAGGTTGGACTAGTCCAGCTAACGCTTTCCATGAACCTCTACTTGCTTTGAGTAAGTTCTGAGTGACTAACCAAGAACGTACTACGTCATCATAAGCCTTTTGCAGATTCTCTTCTGTCATAAGCTCACAATTTGTTTCGTCTACTATGTTATAGCCTGATGATGTTACGAATAACAAAGCTGGTTTTTCTCCAGTAGCTTTCCAGTAGACTGCTTGTTGCATAACTTGTTGTGCAGATGGTTCTGTCTTAGGTTTAGGCACACGCCAAGACCTAGTTCCATCTTTTTTTGGTGGGTTTCTCATAGGTAGTGAGCATTTGAGGTCTATCTGTTTGCCACCACCGGAGTAATCTTGATATAAAACAACCGGCACATCTATCTTAGGCTCAATAAATTGCTTCATTGATTCTCCCTCGATACGATTAACACCACTAAAATATTCTTGTAGTCCATCAATAGCGTGCTTAATCATTTCCGGAATATGCTCAAGAAACTCCTCGTATTCCTCTGCATCTTTGCCATTATCCCAAGTTCTAGGATTGTATCCTTGATACTCTGTGAGTGCATACCTAACTGCTTCATTGATATCCATTGATTCTTGGACACCTTTGATCGGACTGTAGTTGTGCAATCCCATAGCACAATCAACACCTGTCTGTACGTTTATCCCAGCTATAGGTCTTGATGCCATGGGGAAAGACATCTTATGTTCTTTTCTAAGGTAGTGCTTGAGTATCATTTCGTCTTTGGTTGCTGTGCCATTGCTTGCACTTTCATGCTCAATGCCAAAGTTTAATCTGTAGTCAGGTATCTCAGCCATTGCTTGCCCTTTCAAGAATTAAGTTCCAAGCGTTTTCTATATCTTTTTTTTCTTGGTCTTCGTCATTGTATAACTCATCACAAATTAAAACTAACTGATGCTGTATAGTTCCTATTGCATCTTCTAATTGCTTATCCATTAGTCTATCTCCTGTACCATGTAGCCAGTTCTGCGACTATCAACATACGTAAGACCTCGAAGCTCATCTAAGAATACTTCCCAATCTTCTCCATCATAATCGAAATTATCTGTGTCAAAGTTTAACCTTGCACCATACTTTTTGACCATATCTTCTTTGTGCATTAAAACTAATTTACCCATAATAACCCTCACTTTCTTTGCTATTGATTACGATATTATTCTTTACAATCTTTACTGTCAACATATTATTTAATTATTATTGACAGATTGTCAACATATAAATATTATCTTGTTATGAAATTAATCGACTACATAAAACAGAATAAGCTAACACAAAACAAGTTTGCCCATAAATCAGGGTTAACTCGTTCAGCTATTTGCAGGTTATTGAAGTGTGAAAGATTTCCAAGTCCTGACACTATGAACAAGATAGAGTTAGCTACACTTGGGCAAGTAACTGCCAATGACTTTCTCAGGCAAGCTCAAGAGAATATGATAGATGGCAGATAGTCGTAACAAAGGTGCATCTTTTGAAAGAAAGATATGCAAGCTCATCAAGGATAATCTAAACATAGATGCCAAGAGAAACTTGGATCAGTATCAAGCTAAGGGTCAAGCTGATATTATAATTCCTGAGTGGTCTATTGAATGTAAAGCGTATCTTAAAGGCACTACGTTCAAGCGTGCTTGGTGGGAGCAAGCGAAAGAATCTGCTGAGAGTTTAAATCTAACTCCAGTATTGATATACAAATACAATAATTGTCCTATCAAGTGTGTTATTTCTCTTGATGTGTTATCGAGGAACTTTAGCTCAGGGCATGATTTGGTTTGTGAAGTAGATATAGATACATGGTTTTACATAGTGAGGGAGCGAGATGTTATTAGCTGATGGATTTGAGAAAGCATTTATGGGTATTGCAATACCTAATCCTAGTTCTGAAGAGGTTGCAGTATATGATTACTATAAGTGTATTGAGATACTTAAAGAGAGAGATGGCATGAGTGAAGATGATGCTGTCGAGTTTTTCTATTACAATGTGGTTGGTGCTTACGTTGGCAAGTATACACCGATCTTTTATAAGACTGCTACTATTGAACAAGTAAATGAAAGTTGTGATTACTATGGATAAGTTTGAATTACTGCAAAAGACTGCTGAAGTTATTAAAGAACGTGGAGAAAGTTACGGCTCTATCGTAGATAATCATACTCGAATTGCTAAAATGTGGTCTGTGATACTGGATAAGTATGTTACGACTGAGCAAGTGGCTCTTTGCATGGTAGCTGTTAAAGTGGCTAGGCTGATAGAAACACCTGACCATGATGACAGTTGGCAAGATATTTTAGGCTATGCTTTAGTAGGTTATGAGTGTGCTGATGCAAAAAAATGATTTCAATATAATCAGAAAATATGCCAAGACCTGTAAATCAAAAGATAGGTTTAAACAAATTATGCTTTCTCTTAATGTGATTGGGAAAGAAG